TAAAAAGTTGGGCGCCATGATGCCTAAGCCAGCCGGTTCATCAAAAGATCCAATTAGCGAAACAGATCGTTTACGTGAATTAACAGGTCGTTTGAATCGTAGTGAAAAGCCAATGGTTGCTGAATCACGCGAAGTTGATCAAATCCGTGCATTGACAAAGCGTCTATTGGGATAATCCCCATGGACATGAAACGCATACTACAGGCAATGGATGGCGTTGCCTCAAAGCCTGTAGCAGGTGCTGATAGCATGGCACGATTTCTTCGTGTGGTCAAAGAGGCTGATTTAAATCAACCTACTGCCCCTGTACCGCCAACTGCACCTACTGCAACCGCGGAAGAACCAATGCAGTCTCCGGAGCAAATCAAATATAACCAACTAAGAGCACAATGGGACGGTTACCAGGCAATGACTAGCGACCCGGGCGGAAATACATTTGTAAGTAAAGATCCAGTACATGACGCCAAACTACAAACAATTCCCGCAGAATTAGCACGTATGGCAGCGGCATTGAAAGCCAAAGGTATTGATGCTGAGGCAGATTATGATGCCATTAGTGGTCCTAAGTCTGCTCCGGTAGATCTCAATCAAATGTATAAAGATGACGAACCAGCGGCCGCTCCAGCACCAGTAAGCGAAGGTTTAAGTAAGTTTTTATCTATTGTAAGAAAGAATGATGTTGGTATCTTAAATGAAGGTACTAATCCACACAAGGTCAGTTTGCCAGTACAAATGGCAATGCAACATTATCAAAAACAATCTGATACTCCTGCACGGCCAGTAGGACGTACTAGTACATTTGGCAAATATTTTCACAAAGTAGAAGCAGAAGTGAATGAAGCTGTAGCAGAAGAACAAGCACAAAAACGTCAGCTGATTAATCAGTATGCTAGTGTTATTGCCGAACGTGTCTTGATGAAAGAAGCCGCTAATCCAGCACAACAGGCCGCTATTGCTATTTCTAAAAAGAAAGAACGTCAAGCAGACGAAAGTCTTAAGACAGACAATCCATGCTGGAAAGGTTACAAGCCTGTGGGTACAAAGAAGAAAGGCGGACGTACTGTTCCTAACTGTGTACCAACTAATGAAAACGAAGTACCGGGTACGCATAGTTTAGGGTTTAAGCCAGGACCTGGTAGTCCAGGTATACAAAGTGCAGTAGCAGAAGCCCCTATTGCCATGGATCCTAGTGAACCAAATAACCCAACAATTCACGGACACCAAAAAGCCAATGCAATGACCTTAAAAGGACGCATTATGTCAGCCCGTGCGCAGTTAAAAGAACTAGCACAATTAGCCGAACGTGATGATTTATTGGCATGGGAAGAAATTTGTAAGAAATCCAAAGGCGGAATGTTTATGGGTTTAGAACAAAACTTAGAGCAGATCCGTCATGGTCTTGAACAACTTGCCGCAAAACGCCGTAAGGGCGGAGTTGCTAGTCGTGGTATAGATAAAAATATCGGTGAAGCAGTTACTCCTACAATTAAACCGGCTAAACCAAAGGCTATTAAACCAAAGGCTAAGACAAGTACTTGTCGTGCGGGACAAACCCAAACAGGTGTACAAACTAAGGATGGCAAAACAGTTCCTAAATGCTCAGTAGTTAAGAAAGGATTCTAAATGAGGTACCAAGAATTTTCAACTTCATTGAATGAAGATTTCAGCTGGCCTAAGACTACTGATCCCGTTATACCCGGCATTTCTGCCGATATATACAGTTACGGAGACTTATATTTGGATATGGGATTCTTAGCAGTGGATATTGCGGCCGGTATTGGAGGTGCTTTGCCGACCGGAGGAGTCAGTCTTGGAATAGCAGGCACAGCTATTGCAACCAAAGTGGCTCAACGTGCAGAGTTGATTAATAAAATATTCAAAATATTAACTGTCAAAGGATTGTTGCCAAACATAAAAGATTTCATAGTTGGTATTAAACGTATTGCCAAAATGGATTCTTCGGCAATTGCCCGATTAAATATTTCGCAATGGGGTACTATTGGCAAACAAGCACTGATACAAACTCTGGCAACCATGGGTATTAATTTTGGCATAGACACATATCGTACAGCTACCGGTGCAAAAGACGATGAAGAGTGGTTAAAACAAACTGTAGGTCAAAAAAAGCCTTGACATGCGATAATAAGTAATATATAATTGTGTATTACTAGGAGATATCGATGTCAGGACGTTCTTATGGACCAGAAGAAAAGGCAAAACTAGAAAGATTGATTAGCGAAGGCAGTACAGTACTTCGTGAAGTAGAGGATCTAACAGAAGGCTTGAAAGAGACAGTTAAGGCAGTTGCAGAAGAATTACAAATCAAACCGTCAGTTATTAACAAGGCTATTAAAATTGCACACAAAGGCAACTGGTCTAGTCATAACGAAGATTGGGAAGAGATTGAAGCTATTTTAGATATTACTAAACGTATCTAATAAGTAGTATATAGAAAGGTCGGCGGGCCAATAAACCGCATGAAGGTATTTGTCAGCCTAAAGTGACATCGGAGAGTAAGTATGAGCTATGTAGATGCATGGTTTGACCGCGAGAATGACATCATTAAAGTGGTCGAACGCAACAAGAAAGGTGAACGTGAGTTTCGTGACATACCTGTCAAACACACGTTTTACGTCAAAGACCCACGCGGCAAATTTCAATCAATTTACGGAGATGCGTTAACACGTATTGTCTGCAAAAACACAAAAGAACTACGCAAAGAACAAGCTATTAACAGTGGCAAGGAAGTATTCGAGTCGGATATTAACCCTATCTTTGTTACACTAAGTGAACATTATCTCAATCAAGATCCTCCTAAACTGCATACTGCATTTTTCGATATTGAGGTAGACTTTGATCCAGAACGTGGCTATGCAAGTCCCGATGATGCATTCATGCCTATTACTGCGATTGCTGTCTACCTACAATGGTTAGAGACTATGGTGTGTTTAGCTATTCCGCCCAAAGGTCTTAAGATGGCAGATGCCAAGGAAATGGTTAAAGACTTTCCTAATACATATTTGTTTGATAACGAAGCAGATTTGTTGAACATGTTCCTGGATCTTATACAAGATGCAGACGTTATTAGTGGTTGGAACTCGGAAGGTTTTGATATTCCGTACACAACTAATCGTGTTATTAAGGCATTGAGTAAAGAAGATACAAGACGTTTCTGTTTGTTTGATCAATTACCAAAGAAACGCGAATATGAAAAGTTCGGTCGCACTAGTACAACGTATGACTATATCGGTCGTGTACACTTAGACTATCTCGAACTGTATCGCAAGTATACATATGAAGAACGCCATACATATAGACTAGATGCTATTGCAGAATATGAGCTGGGCCAGCGTAAAACACAATACGAAGGCACATTAGATCAATTATATAACAATGATTTTAGAACATTTGTTGAATATAACATTAACGACTGTAAACTACTTGACGATTTAGACAAAAAGCTAAAGTTCATGGATCTAGCCAATACGTTGGCACATGAAAATACTGTACTACTACAGACTACTATGGGTGCTGTAGCCGTAACAGAGCAGGCCATTATTAATGAAGCACATCGCAGAGGATTTCAAGTACCTAATCGTACTAAGAAAGATGACAGAGATGAAAATACTGCGGCCGCTGGTGCGTATGTTGCACATCCAAAAGAAGGTATTCAAGACTGGGTCGGCTCATTAGACATTAACAGTCTATATCCAAGTGCCATTCGTGCGCTTAACATGGGTCCAGAAACTATTATTGGTCAGTTACGTCAAACTAAAACAGAAGAATTTATTGAAACACAGATGGCCAAGGGTAAATCGTTTGCGGCGGCATGGGAAGGTAAGTTCGGTGCAGATGAATATGAATCAGTAATGGCACAAGAGATTGGTACTGACATTACAATTGACTGGGAGAACGGAGACACTGATGTGCTTAGTGCCGCCGAAGTATATAGATTGATCTACGAAAGCAATCAACCCTGGATGCTGTCAAGTAACGGCACTATTTTTACTTACGAAAAAGAAGGTATTATCCCAGGACTGCTAAAGCGTTGGTATGCCGAGCGTAAAGAGATGCAGGCCAAGCTAAAGGATGCTATCAAGGCAGGAAATAAAGTTGAAGAAGAATACTGGGACAAACGACAGCTCGTTAAAAAAATTAACCTTAATAGTTTGTATGGAGCTATTCTTAACAGCGGTTGTCGCTTTTTCGATAAGCGGATTGGACAAAGTACTACACTAGTAGGTAGACAAATTGCCAAGCACATGGCAAGTAAGGTAAATGAGATCATTACCGGAGAGTATGATCACATAGGCAAGGCTGTTATCTACGGAGATACAGACTCGTGTTACTTCAGTGCGTACAAGACGTTGCAGAAAGATATCGATCGAGGTCTTATTCCGTGGACTAAAGAAAGTGTGGTACAACTATACGACCAAATTGGCGAAGAAGTTAATACTACATTCCCTCAGTTCATGTTAGATTACTTTCACTGTCCGAAATCGCGTGGTGAAGTTATCAAAGCAGGGCGTGAAATTGTTGGCAGTAAAAGTTTGTTCATTACTAAAAAGCGTTATGCTGTATTGTACTATGACAAAGAAGGCAAGCGAGCAGACGTAGATGGGAAAGCTGGCAAGATTAAGGCCATGGGGTTGGATCTTAAACGTAGTGATACTCCGGAATTTATTCAAAACTTTTTAAGTGATGTACTTGAAATGGTTCTAATGGGTAAGCCTGAACAAGAAGTTCTGGATCACATTAGTGAGTTCCGTACTAGATTTAAAGGTCGACCAGGTTGGGAGAAGGGTAGTCCAAAACGTGCTAACAACATTACAGACTATCAAGCTAAAGAAGCCAAAGCAGGTAAGGCTAATATGCCCGGACATGTACGTGCTAGTATCAACTGGAATACGCTCAAACGAATGTTTAACGACAAATATTCAATGAATATCACAGACGGTGCTAAGGTTATTGTTTGTAAACTAAAACAAAACCCACTAGGCTTTACTAGTGTTGCTTATCCAGTCGATGAATTGCGTTTGCCACAATGGTTCAAAGACTTGCCATTCGATCACTCAGAGATGGAAGCTACTATTATTGATAAAAAGCTAGACAATTTGATTGGTGTACTTAAATGGGATGTAGCAAGTACAGAAGAAAAAAATACATTTAACAGTTTATTTGAGTTCTAATATGAATATAATAATTGCAGGATACGGGTTTGTAGGTAAGGCAGTGGCTAATGCCATAGAAGGCCGAAACATAGTTCACATTGTTGATCCTAAAATTGGAGAACAATGCATTAAAGATTTCCCCTATGCAGAGGGCGTCATAGTGTGCGTAGGTACTCCTAGTAATCAGTTAGGTGATTGCGATATTAGTCAAATCATTAGTGTACTTGACGAAACACCATTACACATTCCAGTACTGATTAAATCAACTGTGCCACCGGACTATTTAGAAAAGATATTAAAAAAATATCCTAAACATAGTATTTGTTACAGTCCAGAATTTTTACGTGCGGCAACAGCTAACAAAGACTTCCTTGATCAAAAATATATGGTCATTGGCGGTGACGATCCGGAAGGTGTTTGGCAAACAATGTTCCAAGAAGCGTTACCCAATTGTAAACTTGTGTTTAATACAAGTATTACAGAAGCTAGTATGATCAAATACGCTGCCAACTGTTTTTTAAGTGTAAAGGTTGCGTTCTTTAATCAACTTTACGATGTATGCCAACAAAATGGTGCAGACTTTGAACTAGTGCGCCAAGTACTAACACACGATGACCGAATTGGTCGGAGCCATACTATGGTTCCAGGTACAGATGGTAGTCGTGGATTTGGTGGTGCGTGTTTTCCCAAAGACACCAGCGCATATATGCACTACACAGATCGAATGAATCAATCACATACTTTGGTCGAATCCGCGATAAAGTATAACAAAAAGGTAAGGAAAAATCCTTGACATTGTCAGAAAACCTAAGTATAATCATAACATATGGAGAATCATAACATGAAAGACTTTTTACAAGATCTAGTATCACATACACACACCCTGGGATTTTTGCCGTTAATTAAAATCTCATCGACTGAAAAAGAAACAGCAATTGAATCAATGGCTGAAGATCGTAGCGTTATTCTTAATGCTAAGACACACAATCCAGTTGACGACTTAGAAGGTACATTCGGTATGCCTAACTTAAACAAGTTAGATATCCACTTGAAGTGCCCAGAGTATAAAGAGGGTGCAAGCATCAATGTAGTTAAACAAGAACGCAATGGCGAAACTATTGTAACAGGTTTACACTTTGCTAATAACACAGGCGACTTTGAAAACGATTATCGTTTCATGAACAGTGAAATTATCAATGAACGTTTAAAATCAGTTAAGTTCAAAGGTGCTAAGTGGGACATCGAGTTCGAGCCAACTGTGTCTAGCATACAAAAATTAAAATTCCAAGCGGCGGCACATACTGAAGAACCAGTATTCCAAGTAAGTCTGGACAATGGTAGTTTGGTATTCAGCTTTGGTGATGCAAGTACACACGCAGGATCATTTGTATTCCAAGCAGGCATCGATGGCAAGTTAAAACAAGTTTGGTCATGGCCTGTTGCTCAAGTACAAAGTATCTTAAATCTAGCTGGCGATAAAAAAATTCGTATTGCAGATGCAGGCGCATTAAGTATTACAGTTGACAGCGGACTTGCTGTATACGAATACATTCTACCAGCGCAGAGCAAATAATGACCGAACTTCATAAACGCACAGTAGTTAGAGCACTGTCTTATAGAATAGTAGCACTGTTAATCACAGCTATATGGACTGGATTAAGCGATGCTGTAATTATACATGTCATCTTAACTGCGGTACATTATGCTATGGAAAGAGCATGGTTAAAAATTAAGTGGGGACGAATTGAATAAAAACTTAACAGCACATCAAAACGATTATGCATACTTCCTGCCGGCAACTTCAGGATTTTATAGCACATACATAGGCAAACAACGTTATAGTAACTATGTAGATCCTGCACGTATTCCCAAGAGTTTTGGCCCTATGGGTATTGAAGCAATGAACTATTTAAATCCAAATGCGGCATTTTACTTTGATCATTGCTTATACTCTGCTGGTCATGCTAACTTAGATTTGACTAAACCCGATCCAAGCGAAGACATGTTCCGCAATAGAGATCGCTCAACTAGTTGGGTGTTAGGTGACTCTGGAGGTTTCCAGATTGGTAAAGGTGTATGGGAAGGTGAATGGAACGATCCTAATGGGCCAGTAGTGGCACAACGCATGGCTGAAGCTGTTGCTAAAGGAATTGAACTAGTACCACAAGTACACCCAACAGGTCATCCTAAGACAGATAAGAACGGCAATCCTAAGTATACTAAGATTGATCACGTTAAGTTATATCAAGCTAAATTAGATGCGGCACAAAAAAAGCGTAGTCAAGTTCTTACCTGGATGGATACTTTGATGGATTACGGTATGGTACTTGATATTCCAGCGTGGGTAAGTCGTAGTCCTGTTGGTGCTAAGAATAGCGGCATTGCCAGTTACGAACAGGCGGTTAGTGCTACAAAATACAACAATGAATACTGGATCAAACATCGAACAGGTGCGTGTAAGTTCTTAAACGTATTGCAAGGTGAAAACCATGCACAAGCAGAAGATTGGTATCAGCAGATGAAAGACTTTTGCGATCCAACCAAATACGAACGACCATTTAATGGTTGGGCTATGGGCGGACAAAATATGTGTGACGTAGACTTAGTCCTACGCAGACTTGTTGCTTTAAAGTTCGATGGATTGCTAGAAGAGGGTCACCAAGACTGGATGCACTTTTTGGGCACTAGTAAATTAGAATGGGCATTGCTACTAACAGATATACAACGTGCTATTCGTAAGTATCATAATCCTAAGTTTACAATCAGCTTTGACTGTGCAAGTCCGTTTTTAGCAACTGCCAATGGACAGATATATGTTCAAACAGAAATTAAAGATCGTGAAAAATGGTTGTATCGAATGTTGCCTAGCTTAGATAATAAAAAGTATAGCCAAGATATACGACTGTTCCAAGATGTAGTAGTGCAAGATAAACATTTTTCATCGTTTACTACGAGTCCATTAATGGACGGTGTTGAGGTAAAAGATATTTGTATCTACGGACCTAATGACCTAAATAAGATTGGAAAAGTAGGAAAGACAAGTTGGGATAGTTTTACTTATGCTATTATGATGGGCCATAATGTTTGGTTACATCTGAATAGTGTACAAGAAGCTAATCGTCAGTACGATGCTGGTCTTTGCCCAGCAATGCTAGTTCAAGAAAAATTTGAAAGAGTTTACTTTAAAGACATTGTAGATGCTATCTTTAGTACCGATGATCGAGCTACCGCTGAAGCTATTATTGATAGCTTTGATAAATTTTGGCAAGCTATTCCTGGAACACGCGGTGCTACAGGTAAAAAGACTGTCAATGCAAGCACTCAATTCTCCGTTTTATTTGACGAAGTAGATGCAGATAGTGTACAATCAGATGAAGAGTCCGACTTTGATGAAGAGTCGATTGATAAACTAGATGCATTAGAGGCTAGTGTACATGACATTACCTGATGAAAGATATCGAGCAGTTGTTCAAACTCAAAGGTTTTTACTTAGAATCTTGACTACTCCTCGAGTTCCCAAAGCCGTTAAAGATGAAGCAAGAGCATGTTTGCGTCACTACCCTAGTGAGTATGATATGGATCTTGCTAGTCGTCTTGCACCCGAAGTGTTTGCCAAACGTATGGAAGATGTAACCCGTATGTTCAAGCAATACGAACAATCAAAGGCAGAAAAAGATGAAAACTAGTCTTATTGTAGGCATGGGTATCGGTAATCTGTATGCTACTGTGCTAGATAAACTTGGCCACGGTATCATTACTGTAGACCAAGACTCTAGCAAAGGTGCAGATTTTATTAATGTAGATGCGGCTATCGAAGAATGCCGCATGTTCGATACCGCACATATTTGTACTCCCAACTTTACACACGAAGAAATTGCCCGTAAACTTGCTCCAGTAACTAAAATCGTCTTTATTGAAAAGCCTGGTGTCATTAATAGTAATGCATGGATTAAGTTAATCACTGATTTTCCAAAGACACGCTTCATGATGGTTAAGAACAATATGTGGCGTAGTAATATAGCTGATTTAAAAGCGTTAGCCAGTAAGGCCAAGGCAGTAAACATTGAATGGACACGTAAGAATTGTATTCCTAGCCCGGGTAGTTGGTTTACTACACGCAAACTGGCATTTGGTGGTGTTAGTAGAGACTTAATGCCACATTTACTAAGCCTATACGTAGCAATGAACTCAGATTGGCGCAGAGATGCTGTAAACGGAAAATCGTCTATACAGTCTTGGCTATTAGAAGATATCGATAGTACCGAGTATGGTACAGTAAATCCTAACGGAACTTATGATGTTGACGACCAATGTAATATTCGATTCACTAATAAGTGGAATTGTGTAGCAAACTGGCGCAGTATGACTCACGACAATAGTGCTATTGAATTTACTATGCAGGATAATAGTGTAGAACGATTTGAATTAGGTTGGTGTCCGGAAGAAGCATACCTAAATATGATTAAAGAAGCAGTCGAACGAGTAGATGATTATCAATTCTGGCTTAATCAGTTCGATATTGATACTTGGATACACGAAAGGATAGAGTATCTATGAAAGTAAGATGTTTACAAACAGAGGGCAAGGGCTACTTTGAGGAAGTTGAGTACGAGATTCCAGCTTGGGGACAAGATAACATATATGTTCGAGCTGTGATGACTGGTGTTTGTCGTAGCGACATTGATATGATGATGGGCGACTTTGGTCCGTTACCCCTACACATGCAAGGTCATGAAGGTATTGGACAAGTTATGTCGGTTGGTGCGGCTTGTACTGATGTAAAAACTGGAGACTATGTTGCTACACGCGGTGAGCCAGCCTATGCTGATCAATATACTGTACGCAAGGGTGAATATGTAAAAATCCCCGAAGCTCATCCTCGTTATATTTTAGAGCCAGTTGCTTGCGGTATCAATCTTATTGAACAAGCTAAAGAATATTTGCAAGACCGTCAAGGCAGGCACGAAGACAATCGTATGCTTATTATTGGTAGCGGTTTTCTTGCGTGGGTTGCTTATCATACAATGCGTCTAAATGGTTATATCTTCCATGTAGATGTACTAGGACATAGCAATCGAGAACTGTGGGGAGATAAACTCTGGGCTAGTACTATTGAAAATTATGATGTTGTGGTCGACCTTAGTGGAAATTATGAACTAGGTACACAGATTAACCTAAATAATAATGCAGTGATTGTAGATGGAGTGGGCAAAGCTGTTAGCAAGCAGGAAGCGCAGGCTCAACTTTGGAAAGCTGTTACTACAGTCAAACCAAGTCCACGCAATCCAAAATTTATTGATTGTATGCATATGGCAAAGTATTGGATTGAAAAAGGCTATCTAGAGGTTGATTCTTTTTGGACAAAGTGTTACAATCGTAACACTGAATGGCAGCAAGCGTTTGCGGACGGCGTTAATCGTCCGAGTGGTTACAGCAGAGGTTACATTAAATGGGATTAAACACTGAAGAAAGGCAAGACATTGTCTACTTTACAGGTTACGAAGTTGAGCATACTATTTGTTATGGTATGTTTACATTGTTTGTTGTCGGTACTCCTCCACTAGAAGAAATCTTGCGTAAGGCAAACGATACTCAAGCATACTTGGATGAGTCTAAACGCATTCGACACATTTACTTTGGTACTAGCCAAAGTTTTAATCCTAAATCAATCAGTCACGAAGAATATAAAGCGTGGGATGAAGTTATTATAGGCTGTCTAAAAGCAGGCTATTGGGTGTCACTAGACTTTGGTGTCGAACACATCGAAGGCGTATTAGAGTCTGCCTATAACGAATATCCTCGCTTTGTCCCTATGATTAGTGTTAAGCTACCTTACATTAATCAACTCAACTATAACGCCACACTTAAACTGGATGACCGAACTTGGGGTGCTACAAATCCAGGCGTGTGGACACATCACCTACAGAGCTTGATGAGTAAAGACAAGTATACTCATTGGGATCAGTACACACAAGATACACCAACATGAATATCAAACAAGACATTCGCCCTAACAAAATGATCTGGGTTACATTTCGTAAAGAAGGCATTCACTGCTACCCAGCCGCCGCAACAGATCCTAACCTAGCAACAGGAGATTATTATGACGTTTCGTTTCTTAGCACTCCTCATCGCCATATTTTTCACTTTCGTGTATGGCTCGGAGTTACTCATAACGACAGAGATGTGGAATTCATTCAGTTCAAGCGGTGGCTTGAACGGTTGTATTCTAGCGAACAAGGTGTATTGTCGCTAGATCATAAAAGTTGCGAGATGATGAGCGATGATTTATACGCTCAAATCTCACAAAAGTATCCAGGCCGAGAGGTTTGGATTGAGGTCTCCGAAGACGGAGAAAATGGTTCGTTTATTAAGTATTAAAAGAAAAAGGAAAGCTATATTATGGCTAAGAATTACAAGGACTACGCTTATTTTGAAAATCGTCCGGACGTTGTAAAACTGTTTGAAGATCTGGAGGCATTCCATAACTGGTGCCGTATGGAACTTTGTGAGTTTAACGAAGGCCATCTCTATAACAGAGAAAGCTGGCAGTGGCGCAACTTCGACAAGAGTCGTCGTCCTAAAAAGCCGTTCACAGGCGAACGTAAATCTTACCTAGGTAAGAATCCACGCCCTTACAACAATGAACGTATTTCTAATTGATCTAGAAGCTGTTGAGACTAGGTACACTGGCGAATGGAAACGCCATGTGCCTAATCTCTTACGAAAGGCAGGACACAATGTTCAAATTATCTCTGGCCCTACGGATATTCCTACAGCCACTACTCCTGGTGCTTTTCTTAATTTTGGTGGCACCAATATATACAAGTCTAGCCAAGTTGAACAAATGGGCCGTTTATTTTGCAACGGATCCGTTCATCCCGGCGACCACTTTATTTTTACTGACGCTTGGCATCCGGGCATTATAAACTTAAAGTATATGAGTGAGTTACTGAACATACCAGTAACAACACACGGTTTATGGCATGCTGGTAGTTATGATCCCCAAGACTTCCTGGGACGTCTTGTAGGCAACAAGCCTTGGGTACGTCACGCAGAAAAAAGTTTCTTTGCGGCATTTGATCATAACTATTTTGCTACTACTTTCCATATTGATATGTTTCATCATAATTTATTAAATGATGGAATGGTTGAGAATCCTTGGGAGGCAGAAGACAAAGCAGACATGCTTGAAGATGGCAAATATGTGCGTACCGGCTGGCCTATGGAGTATATGGACGATACATTGACCATGTACAAGAATATGCCCAAGCGTGACCTTATTCTTTTCCCGCATCGCATCGCACCTGAGAAGCAAGTTGAGATTTTTCGAGACTTAGCTACACACTTACCGCAGTATGAATTTGTAGTGTGTCAGGATCAACAGCTAACAAAAAATGAATATCATAACTTGTTAGGCGAAGCGAAGATGGTGTTCAGTGCTAACTTACAAGAAACTTTAGGCATTAGTTGCTATGAAGGTGCGGTAGTTGATGCTATACCATTAGTACCGGATCGTTTAAGTTATACTGAAATGTATTACGATACATTCAAATACCCTAGTGTATGGACCGAGAGTTTCGAAGCATACCAAGAACATCGTCCTAATTTATGTTTTGCAATTATGCAACACATGGATCATTACGCTAGCCGAATTCCACAAATTCGCAAACAAGCAAAGGATTTACATGAACGATTCTTCAGTGCAACAGGATTACTTAACAATATCAAATAGCGATTGTATGTCAGGTACAATTGGTATTACAGCACAGGATGTGTATACTATCGATACTAGCACAATGGCAAATGTCAGTGCGGCTAGTGGCGGGCTCGGTAATATTACTATCAGCAGTGGTACTGGATCTAGTTACTTTTATACTGGCGCTGGTATTGGTGGTAGTAGTGGCACTATATCGATTGGCGCTATCAGTGGCGGATCGACAATATCGAGCAGTGCTGGTTCAAATTTTATTTGGAAAACCCCCGAAGAATTTGTTGATTCATTACCAGCTTTTGATCGTATACAAAAAATGTGTGAACAATACCCCGGCTTTAAAATAGCATTTGAAAAATTTAAAACAACTTACTATCTAATAAAAGACGATTATGATACTCCGGAAGATAAAAGACCTAAGCCTTAACTGGTTAGAGCGACATGATCGCAAACGCATTATTATGGATCGTGTTGACAACGAACCATACTTGGAACGCTACTACATCTTTTTAAAAGATCGTAAGACATTTCCGTTCAATGTATTTTTACACAAATTTTTAAAAGGTGATCCAGACGATGTGCATGATCATCCATGGCCGTATGCCACTTTGATTTTGGCAGGCGGCTATTACGAATGGATTCCCCAATTTAATGAAGATGGCACATTGAACTGTGAAATACGTAAATGGCGTGGGCCTGGGCATTTCCGTATCTGTAGCCCTAATAGCTATCATCGTATCGAATTAAAAGAAGGTGTTACTGCTTGGACATTGTTCATGCCAGGACCGCAACGTCGTGAATGGGGATTCTTAGTTAAGAATCAATGGATTCACAACGATAATTATCTGGCTAATAGAAAGAATGGCGTACTTTAAAACAACACAATCAAACGGAACAAGCGCCGCAGGATACGGCGCAGTACCTCCACAGTTAAGCGGACAGGTTTATACAACTGGCACAACTGCTATACCAAACAGTGCCTATTTAACATCAACTGGCACTAGTACTGTTTGGACTACTGGTACTAGTAGTATTCCAAACGAAGCGATGCGGATTAATCAAACCAATCCGCCTACAATAGAAGTCAAAGGTAACATGGTTATCAACGGGCGTGATTTAGAAGAACGGTTAAACACAATTGAAAAAGTCTTGCAAATTCCAGAAAGAGATGTTATACTAGAACGTAAGCATCCAAAGTTAAAGAAACTGTATGACGAATACATTCAGGCATTGGGTAAGTACAGAACATTTGAAGCAATTAAAGGAGATGAAGATGTTGGTTGAAAATTTACATGAATCAGTTAAAGGTACATATACTGAAACAGTTATTAAAGCACACGAAAACTTTCGGCTTGTATTAAAGAAACACGAAGTACTAAGCCCTAAAGGCTTGTTCAGTGTTGATATGGAACAGCAAAGTTTGAAAGACGGTGAAGTCACTGATACTGCTACATATAACTTTTTTATGACTAAAGAAGAAATGACAACTTTAGCTTCAGCATTGACAGCATGAAAAAGATCTACTATACTTGGCAACAAGTAGAAGGTGCTTGCTTAGATCTCTCTCGTCAAATGGTCCAGGATAAATGGTATCCTGATTATATTGTCGGTATTAGTCGTGGTGGTCTTGTTCCTGCTAATTTGATTAGTCAGTATTTAGACATTCCCATGGCTACACTTATGGTCAGCCTCAGAGATGGCGGGATCAAAGTTAGTGACTGTGGTATGAGTGAAGATGCATACAATGGACGAAACATTCTGGTTGTGGATGATATCAATGATCAAGGATCTACTATTGCTTGGATCAAGCAGGACTGGCAATCAAGTTGTTTGCCAGGCGAAACACAGTGGCAAAACACATGGGGACAAAATGTTCGATTTGCCACATTAACTAATAATCTTGCCAGTAAAGAAGATGTTGACTATACCTACTGGGAAGTTAACAAAGCAGAAGAAGATTGCTGGCTAGTTTATCCTTGGGAGGAGTTTTGGAAATGACATCTGCATTAATTAAACTTATACTTGGCATTACATTAATTGTAATAGTTATTGCGCTTGGGCCTATTTTAGGTATTTGGGCATTGAACACATTATTCCCAGTGTTGCATATTCCGTTAACATGGGAAACTTGGGCGGCATTTGGTATTTTATTTGGTGGAAGCATTGCTACTAGGATAAAAAAATGAGTTTAACAGTACAAGAACTTAACGTAAAAATTGAAGGTATCAAATTAGATATCGAAAAACTACGCGGTGAACCAGGTAGTGAACGTAAAATTATGTTCCTATCTGATTACATTGATTATTTAAAAGACGAAATAAAAGAGGCCGAACGTGCTAACAGAGCTGGAACAGGCACTCAGTGAGCGTCTTGCTCCGTGGACCGAAATCGAATATAGAACAAAAACTTTTTGGGTGTTTAAAGATGCATATCCAGTTACCGAAGGGCATTTGTTATTTGTGCCTACCTACAAAAAACCTGAAAACTTATACGACTGCTTCGAAGCCGCATACAAATTTGGCTATGACGGAGTTGACTCAGAAAAATGGGATGGCTTTAACGTTGGGCAAAACGTCGGAGAAGCGGCTGGTCAAACAGTAATGTATCCACATGTCCATATGATTCCAAGACGCAAAGGAGATATGGAAGATCCCCGGGGCGGAGTTCGCCATGTTATTCCAGAACGAGGAAACTATCGTAAATGACAGAACATACTGTTAAGGTATCATGGGATAATCAAAGTGTTCCTTGGTGGAACGAATGTTGTGCAATGGTACTAGAAGTATTTGGATTGCCTGGAGATAGGTTTGTTTACACTCCGCACGAAGATTATATGACTTTCAAATTCAATAACGAAAAGGATGCAGACTTATGTCGAATTTTACTAAGCGAGAAATTATAGAAATAGCTGTTGTTGTTATTGCATTTTTTATAACAATACCAATTATATTTTTATCGCTTCCAAAGAAAGGCGATGTTATTAGAATTGATTGTACTTGGAGTGAAATAAGTCCAGACTTTACTCCTGCTATGCGAGAAGCATGTAGACAAGTTCGAGCAGAAAATAACTTGCAAAAACCTAAATAAACCTATATAATACTAACATAGGAGTAATAATGACTGAATCCGTAAACAAACAAGAAACTGCACTTGACGCCATGTATGGCGACAGTGGCTATCAAGAAGGCACAGCACATAACTATTTGGGTTTTGTAATGAAACGTAATGGTAAAAGATTTTGGGCTGGAGATAACATCAGTGAATACATTGATGATAAAATGAAAGAAGACTTAATCGACGAAACAACCCTAGCATTTGAAAAAGTGTTAGACTGCTTGTTAATTGATCGAGAAAACGATCCTAACAGCAAAGGTACAGCAAGACGTCTTGCTAAAATGTATTTTAATGAGGTAATGAGTGGAAGATACGAACCAGCCCCAGACGCTACAGCGTTCCCAAATGATTCAGAGGACCGTTACGAAGGTATGCTGGTTGTCCGTAGCGAGCTTCGCAGTATGTGTAGCCATCATCACCAACCCGTTACTGGCGTTGCTTATATTGGTATTATTGCGGCCGAGAAACTCATCGGACTTAGCAAGTATACAAGGATCGCTCAGTGGTGTGCCCGTCGAGGTACTCTCCAGGAGGAACTTTGTAATGACATTGCTAGGGAAATCCAAAAAGCCACAGGCG